TGCTACTATTATTTATCGGAGTAAAATATGAGTCAAAACCCACTACAACATTTATATCGCAGCAAAACTGTTTTTGTTAGTTTGCCTAGCGGTGGAAAATACTATCCCAGTGGTATCGAAGTAAGCCTTGACGGAGAATTAGGGTTAATGCCAATGACAACTGCTGATGAAATCAAACTAAAAAGCCCAGATGCGTTGTTTAACGGAGAAGCAATGTTTGATATGCTTAAAAGTTGTGTTCCTGATATCAAAAACCCCAAAGAAATTCCAGCATGTGATTTGGATGTGATTTTGTTTGGTATACGTATTGCCACTAGTGGAGATATGTTGGAAATTAGCAGTAAATGTCCGCATTGCGAAGAGTCACACGATTACGAAGTTAATTTGCCAGTAATTATGTCAACCGCAGTGTCACCAGACCTGGAAGATTTTATACAGATAAATGAAAATACCAAAGTGTACGTAAGACCGTATAGTCTACAAAGTCAAATAAAATCAAACATTAAACAGTTTTATCAGTACCGTATGGAAGCAACACTTAATCATGACAATATGGACACTGAAAAGAAAGCGGAATTATTTAATAACGCTCTAGCAAGTGCAAGTGCTATCACTGTTGAACTATGTGCAAGTAATATTTTAAAGGTAGAGTTAACTGATGAAGAAGGAAAGGTTACTGAAGTTAACCAATCCAATCATATCTTTGAATGGGTTAACAATATGGATAGTGCCACGTACAAAAAAATAATCACACGCATTAGAGAGTTAGGTGATGCAAAAATACAAAACGAAACACAAATAAATTGTGCTGGATGTGAAAAACCTTATAAAACAGTTATTGATCTGGATCCCATAACTTTTTTCACATGAGGGCAATTAAGATGACTCCTAAGGAGTTACATGATTATACATCAGACTTAATTGCCCAGAGGGACAAATTCCAAACTAGTTTATTGGAAACTGCTGCATATAGCAACGGTTCGTTCCGTTATGAAGATCTATTACAAATGCCTGTTAAGCAATACAACAAACTCGAAGACATAGTAGTAAAGAAACTTAAACAGGATAGAGGAATTAAAGAACAATCAATGCTTTAACTATCATGTTCACGTTGTCTAACGACAACGGATTTATTCACTTCGTTCATAAATCATTTTTTTATTAAGGAATAATTTTTTTAACTTGCCATGAAGTCTAGTCACACTTAGCCTGATTAAGGCTAGGCATGACCAGAAGAAAACTTGCCCGTTATCCACATCACACTACATCTCGATAAACCTTTATAACGCAAGGCAAGGGCGGTTGTGCGGTACCCTTTTACAATCTGCTTACAACGCAGGAACATAGACGGCCAGATGTAGCGACCAATCTACTACCCGTGAGTTCCAATAGTTCAGGAGAGCTCACTCATTTTGGTTTGTCAAACCAACGCATTGACTGCAACACACCACTCCATCGGCGACGAGCACTACCTCGGCAGAATCTTGGTGGGTCGAGGAGCCTCGACCAAACACGGTTGCTATGATAATTTTATTGAGAAGATTTAATAGCCAGGGTTTTGCGGTGTTCTAATAGTCGTTGACGCAGTATGTTACTGCCACCAACTCTTACATTTATAATGCCATTGTAATATTCGTCTGTTTCTAATACGCCGCGATCAAATTGTTCTTTTGCTTCGAGATAAGATAATTCGCCTTTGCTTTCACAATAGTATAGTATTTCACGAGTAAATTTATCTTCGCCAAGTTGTGCAACATCTGCATTTAGATGTTCGCTTGAGCCCCAGTATGTGCGCCAATCGCTTTCAACAGTTGTACGTCTTTTACGTGTTTTGCCTTTGAGAGGAGGTCTGGTTTTTTTAAATTGAGCTAATTTTTTGCCAATGTATTTTCGATTATTGGTTATATTTGTAATAAGATAGACGAAGCCTACACATGATTCTGGAAGTTCTGATACTACTTGCCCATTGTACTGCCAATCACTTGTCGCCACGTTTACTCATTTTTTCTAATGTATGGATACCAATATCGCTGATATCATCTATCTTTTTGTGTCCTGTATATTTTTTTCTAATAGTTTTTTCATTGGGACGTTCATAAATTGTAGTTAAATCACTGTAATCAATAAAATCATTATTAACATAATCACTAAGTGTAATGGTTTTTGTGTCATCACTGGTAATGGTAATGTAATCGTCGTCCCATGTAGTTACATTACTTTCTGGTATACTTAATGTAGCACCTGTATCAGGGTCTGTCAATGTAATTGTTTGATTATATTCATTTTCTTTATTCTTCGACATAATCTGTATCCGCATTAAACGTAGTAAAACCATTTTCTTTTAATACTTGTAGTGTGTTACTAACACGCCCTACAAGTTCATCACGGTGTGAGATCAAGAAAACGTTTTTATTCCTTTCACGTACCATTTTTTTCAGTACGCCCAACGATGATTCTACACCGTTGCTATCCATGCCTGAGTCTACTAGTTCGTCAATTGCCATAAAATTAATAGGTGTATTCATACTTTCAAATACATCCCTAAATGCCCAAGATAAGCCAAGGATAAGTCGGTTACGTTCGCCACGAGATAAGTTGTCAAAGTCTAATTCACGACCAAGTTCTGTAATTTCTACAGTTAAGTCTGGTTGGAATTGTACTTCATGTGGTAAGCCTAGTTTAGTTAAGTAATAGCCAAGTCGTGTGTTTAAGTAAGATAAGTTTTGTTCAATAATACGCTTACGTATAAAGCTGTCTTTATTAGTTAGCAGTTTCATCAAAAAGTCCTGATGATCACGTAGATTATTAAGATCATTCATTTTATTCCAGGAAATTTCTTGCAAGCCTTCGTTTTGTAGTGCCTCTATTTGATCTGTATATGGGTCCTGATCTGCCTGTTTGTTAGCCAATTGTGCCTGAAGTTGCACCACTTTATTTCTGTGATCGTGCGCATCGTTCACATTTTCATAAAAGGTTACTGGTGCTGAGCCTACTGCGCCTAGCGCATCTAATGCAATCTGATGCTCTTGCAACTGTGTATCATTTGTTAATACCTGCATAGCAGCATCTGTTTTCTGCAGTTCTTTTGATTTGAGAATTTCTTCTTGTTTATCGTCGTGCAGTTCTTGTCCACAAGTATGACACTTGTGATCAACCAGCAATGCGATTTCTTTTCCTAGCTTCTCAACTAGCTTTTCTTGTTTAGCATTGTCAAAATTAATACTGCTAATCCAGTCCTCTAATTGAGTACGGCGCTGTAAATTAACATGAAACACTGCTAGCTCACCATGTGCCGCTAATTCAGCTTCAATATCCAAATGTTCTAATTCGTTAATTGCTTCTTCAAAAGCTACAATATCGCTTGCCTTCTTGTCTTCCCATACTTTACGGCGGCGTTCCAGATCTTTAATACTTTTGGAAATAGCCGTATTTGCTTCTTCTACCCCTTTAATGCGATATTCTTCTTCCTTGATAGCATCTCTGGTGTCTTTCATTTGATCTTTAAGTACATTGGCTTTTTCACTAAGCATAGTAATACCCAGCAATTGCTCAATAATATCTCGCTGATCGTTTGCCCGCATACTTAAAAACGGTTCGGTATAAGTGTTTAATGCCATAATATGCTTAAACATAGTATGACTCATACCCAACAGTTTTTCAATTTCTTGTTGTGTTAAACGTCCTTCGCCCTGACCTTCATCAGTTCCGTTTTCCAACATGTCATGGTTGTTAACCATAAATTTAAAAATATTAGGTTTACGTCCACGCTCTACTCTATATTCCATTCCGTCAACTTCAAAATCAACTGTAACCAACATTCCTTTGTTGTTAGTTTTGTTAATTAGGTTGTCTTTGCGGATATTTGTTAGTGCAGTGCCATATAGTCCATAGCTGAGTGCATTAATAATTGTGGTTTTACCAGTACCATTACGGCTACCATCACCACCCAAATCCACATTATTCCCCAGTACAAGTGTTAGTCCTGCGTCAGTAAACCGTACGGCTTGCGTAACGTTACCCACACTCATGAAGTTTTTTACGGTTACGTTTTTAATATTAATCATAGGTTTGCATAGATATCCATTAGCATTTTGCTGTTAATCATATCACTATCAACAGCTTTTAATTGATTATACACTATCTGGTCCACATTTTCAACCTCTATTTCATTGTCAGTTTTCCAGTCTGTTGCATGCTCTTCTTTTTTAGCAGGCATTAGTGCAATTTCTCTGAGTTTATATTGTTTAGCAAATGTTTCTTTAATGAAGTTTGCTTCCTCATAGCTGATGGGTACATCCAGTGTTACCCTACAATACGTATTTTCGCTCAAATAATAATCTGGATTATCAATGAGCTTACTCAATGGCAGTGTACGATACTTGGGACCATCAGGCCAGTTAATATATTGTGGTTCGCCATCCCATTCAAGTATCATCATACCACGTTCATCATCCCATGCATCCGCATAGTTGTGTGCAAAGGGACTGCCTAGGTAATGAACATTTTTGTTGTACTGTCGTTTGTGGAAATGTCCACTAAACACATATTCAGGACCAGTAAAATCCTCTGCTTTAAGTCCGCCATGATCTGGCATTGTGACCATAGCATTCATTTTAAAGTTTGGTAATTCAAAATGACCAAAGACATAACGGCTTTTCAGCTTTGTCATCTTTTTCCATTCTTCTTCCACTAGCCAAGGCACAAGTGTAACACCGTCACGCTCAATCATATTATCATTGATAATGTGTACATTTTCATGTAAGTCTGCATACGGCACACTGTGGATTTCACGCTTTTCACGATAATATAGATCGTGGTTGCCCATGATCATATACACATTTTCAAATGCTTCGCTTAGTCGTTTAATATTAGGCACAGTATAGTTTAGTGTACTAACGTTGACACTGCTACGATGATGATGCCAATCGCCCAAAAATATACAAGTTTCACAGCCAGCAGCTTTAGCTTGCTCAATAAACCAGTATATGAACCGTTCGCAATCGTCATTGTGTTGCCTACTATTGTTTTTGTTACCAAAATGAATGTCTGTAAAACATGCAACTTTGTTAAAAAATTGACTCATATTACGTTGTATCCTGCATCTTTCATTTCTTGTTCCATTTTTTCGTGATACTCTGTTTCTTTTTCTTCACGTGCCTTACGTTGAGATGTTTCGTCTTCAATTTGACGAGTAAAGCTCGGTGTTTGACCAGCTTGTTGTAACAAGTCATCACGTAAGTTCTGGTTACGTTTTTCCAAATTTAATACTCTAGTAAAACTGTTGGTTATTGCCGCTGTGTAGTATGCAAACGGGTTTTGTGATTTTGATTCATCAAAATACAAACCGATCTGCGACAGTTGCACCAGTGCATGGCTACGCATTTCATCAACATACGTATAACCACGCCAGTTACTTCGCATACTGTAACGATGGCAAAGCATAATCATCATACTTGCCAGCTTTTCAGTAATCTTACCCTTTGTAACACTAAATTTGCCTTCTGTCAAGTCCCCACGCCAGTGGCTACGTGCAACTTCGTCCCATTTGCCGTTTCTCCAGGCAAGATGTTTGTATGGAGGAAAGTTACACTTGGAATGATGATCAGCTACTGACTTGGGTTTATTTTTGCGTCCAGGTTCTTCAGGAATGTGTTCAAAAGTCATTATACGTATAACTATATCTTCCAATGGAATTTCACTGCCATCAAATTTATATGTAATCAAACGTGGTTTGTCTTTTGCTTTTTTTCCTGGTGTTACTTCCCACACTGCCAAGTCTGCGGCATGACGTTCATTTGCCAAGCGATCTGCACGTACTTGTTTTGCTTCTGCAATAACTGTGTCAGTCAAATCACTTGTGTCGTGTATAATTGCGTCAATTAGAAAATATTTTTTATCTTCCAAGTAGCAAAAACTCATTTTGCTTTTGTGAATTTCTTTTAATAATTCTTTATTATTTAAATAGTTTTGTCTTTTTGGCATAGAT